CCCATCCCACCACCAGGTCTAGCCCCACCACCTTCCTGAACCTGTGGATTCATCCGACGCATATTATCGAACATTACTTCTTCCCCTTCTTCTTCATGAACATACTACGCTTATCTTTCGGAGTCTTATGAACAAACTCCGCTGCAACTTCTGGCGAAGGTCCGATACCACCTCGCGGTTTCATACCGTGAGCGATTCCCGCCATGAATTTGTACTGCGCGGCTGATTTAGCTGGCATTTTCTACTCCTAGAATTTCCTTCTCCAATTCCTCAGTTTTCTCTTTCATTAATCTAGCTTTCTCTCTATCCTCTGCTTCCAACATCTGCTGTCTAACTCGCCAGGGAATATTTTTTCGCTGTACAATAGGTTCAGGAGCTGGTCTATTCTCAGTCGCTTCAGGTGGATGCATAATAAATTCTAATAATCGTCTATTCTCTGCGGTAATTGAATCTAACTGAATCTTAAGATTCTCACAAGACTGGCAGACTACTGGCTCAAGATTAAACCACTTCTCTAGTAAGCGAGTGATAATCATTGGGCCTCACTTACTTACACTTGGTATTCCACCTGCCCCCGGTGGTCCGACAAAATAATAGCTATTACTTGCAAGGCTAACGCCCTCGCCAGTTGGACCAATCGCTGCTACTTTCGCAGTATATTTAGTCGTAGAAGAAAAAGGTAACGCAGTTATAGTACCAGTACACTTATTCGTAGCGTCTGGTGTAGGCTTACCTAAATCCTGAACTTGAACTGGACTAGTCGTGCCTGTAAGAAAGTGACGCAACTCATATCGGTCAACTAAATTGACCCCATCGACTGTTGCATTATGATCAGCACTTGGAGTGAAGATTACTTTAGTCGGATTCAGTACAGTCTGAGCTGATACTGAACTCGCGACTAATAAGAACAGAATTAGAAATTTTTTCATCGGTGGAATCTCCTTACTGGCTTAAATTTACCATCTGACTCCAACTGTCTCATCTGTCGATAAAATGGCGTCCAATTATTTGTAGCCTGTAACCGCTGTATAAGTTCCTCTTGCTTCTGAATATTTTCAAATTCTCGACTCGCATCATCAAAGAATCTATCAGCCGCATCACACATATACCGCAGAGCATCGTACGGATCATCACCACTGAACTCAGCGACATCTTCTGCTGGCTTATTATCGCGTGGCTTATCATATGAACATGCTTTAATCGCGTCAACCAGAATCGGACAAGTATTAAATATTTGCATCTTAGGGAGATTGTCTTCAAATTCCTGAGTCGCGTTGAACAAGTTAAGATATGACTTATACTCTTCTAACCCGCGATTGCGAAGTAACCACATCGCGTGTTCTTCAGAATATACTGGCCTATCTTTCTCAGGAATATATTTCTGCTTCCATCTAAGATATTCATGAATTAAAATCTTCCCCGCGATTCGACTTCCCGCCGCATTACCTGTCAGATCTATTGGTCTATTCAGAGCTGAACTAATCTGTTCCTGAATTGTATGTTCCTGTCCCCTATCTGCCTTCGCTGACTGACAGAATTTAATGGATCGAGGATTATCTGCGTCGATATATTCCTTAACGAATGGCGCCCACTCTTCAATCTTGGTTTTAACGAATGATTGCTCGCGATAAATATAAAGTCTCTTCGTGGGAGAGATTGCGCCATACATAATGTATGTCATGGCTGCAAATCCCCAATCACCTACGACAATTTTGGGCCACCATTTAGGTATCGGAAATGGCTCCACAACATGTAAAGCATTCTCTGGTTCATCAGGATAATGTCTATCTCTAAATTCTTCAAATACCTGACCTAAGTAGGCTGACCAGTCACCAAATTTCTTGGCCTTCTTCTCCGCGTCATGTAGTCCCTCTAATGACTGAGCATATGAAGGGTCAATATGAGGATTATCCGCGAGAGTCGAATGAATGTATATCCTTTTATTACCACCCTTACCGACTATAATCTTCGAACCATTAGGAGCTGGATCTACGAATCTTTTCTTAACGAAAGTGTGCCCGATTCCTCCGGGCATTCCGGCGGAGCGTATAATAGCTGGTAACGTAGGATCGGAGGTTCGTACACGAGTGAATCCAATGTATAGGTAAATGTACTCTGTAAACGAGGTAAGCTCGTCTGGAGTGTATAGATTAATCTCCATCGAGTCGAACTTGTGTACGTCATCCTCGTTCTCGCAATGCGCGAGGAATACCATTGCCCCCGCGTTCATTCCGCCAGTTCCACCATACTGATCTGGTCTGGGGAATGTCCAACACATGTCTGACCGATTAAGTGTTGCACCGAATTTAGAGTAAAGTTCTCGGCTTCGCGGAATAATTTCGTTCTTAAGTTCAGGATATGTTCGTCGTTGGAAGACTTGTTTAAATCGAGGATTCTCATGTAGGCGATGTACCAGTCCATAGACGAGTAATACGTCTGATTTACCTGATCCCGCACCGCCCCCATAAAATGCCTCTTTGATAGACCACGGAACTGCGAGGAATATTTCCTGCTTCTTATTCGGTTTCCACTCAGTCCGTTCAGCCATTATCTAGGGTTAGCAGAAACTCGCCACGTTACAACGACTGTACCAGAAGTAGTAGAAGTTAAAGTAGTTCGGACTGCCGTAAGTCCACCTACGTTAGTCGTAAAAACATTCGAGGTAGTAGTATTGGTGACTGCCGTACCTGAATTCGCGGGGAAACATAAGAGTGGAACGAAGTTAGTATTATCAACTGATGCTGTAAATGAGACTGTACCTGCCCACGTTCCACTGAGCTGAATTCCAATAGAACCCTGACCTGATACGTTCACATCAGCATAATCATTCACAAGAACTAAGTCAGCCATTATAGAATAACCTTTCCCTTAACCGTCCCCTTGATTCCGTATGATAAAGTAACAGGACTATCTTGCTTCAATGCATTAATGACCTTATCTAACATATTACCAAGTTCGACCATTCCAGTTTTTAATGTTTCAATTTCACTCATTAATGCATCTAACTTCCAGTCTGAATTCCACTTACATTCAGTAGAGGGAGGTGGGTCTGGTGGCTCTGGTGGTTCTGTCCCAGGGTCTATAGGCGCTTTCCACGGCCTTTCAGGAGTATTAAGAACGCCTATGTACATCCACTGCGGATTTGCAGGCCCACCATCCCCCGCGGCTTGGAGACAATCATAGATTTCGAAAGTTACGCCATTCTGAATAATATCAGCGGCAATAGGTGTCCCATCTGATAGAATAGCATGAGCACCTGAAGGTTTAATAGACAGACCCCATTTCTCAGGATCATACCGATGAATCCACGCGGTTTCGTTACAAATCGCGCCGCATTCATCAGTCGTTGGCGAATCACCATACTTCGCGCGAACCTGAGCTAATGTCTCTTGGATAGTCATTTTCCTAATACATGAACAAGTAAGCCTACGAAGATTGAAACACCACCAGATACTAATATTGCAATAGCTGAATATCTACCTAATGATGCATCGCGAAATGAGTTGAGACTATCAATAGCTGTCATTAATCGTCTATGCTCATTATCCCATAATTCGCGGGGCACATACGTTGATTGCATCTGACGTAAACGGTCTGCCTCGCCATTAAGAATATCAAGACGACGACTATACTCCTCTGCCTGTAGCTTTAGAGCCTTTTCTGCGGCTTCTAGTCGTATTTCAAGTGAATGTTCTACGACAGAAAGGCGTGTTTGTAAGTCTGTATTTGGCATGATATTATTTCTTATATCGCCTGCCCCTGTATCTCCACCAAGGAATACCCAAAAAAGTAGCGTTCTTTCTTAGCCATTTATTTTTTGAGTTCATATCCTCTATCGGTGGTTCAGGAGGAATATAATCTTCAGGAGCTATAATATCTAACGATAAGAATGATACCTGACCTCTCGCTGATTCACCAGGAACCTCAAGTGCTAAGAATGAAACTTGGCCTTTAAGTCCTAGTTCTGGAACTTCTAACTCACTGAATGATAGTTGACCTCTAGCTGATTTATTTGGAACTTCTAATTCTGCGAAACTTACCTCGCCTCTAGTTGGAACTATTGGAACTTCTAGTTCTACAAAACTGACCTGACCGCGAGTTGGTGTTACTCCTACATCTGGAACTTCTAATTCTACAAATGATAATCTGCCTCGCGTCGGCGCTGCTTGGCCCCTAGAGATTAACCAGGGACCGAATATTGACGTTGAAGGCAGATACCTATCGGCCATCGACGTTTACGAAGCGCCAGTCAGTTCATCAATGGGTAAATTAGCTGCATCCGTTGTGATGGTCTGACTAGCGTGGATAGTTGTACCGTTCGACCGATAAATTTCTAGTGTTCCAGCATTATCCTTAGTCCTATGAGTAGCCTTCATTACAGCAGTACCTAGACTCTTGACTGGTGCAGAGGCTTCCCAGTTACTAGAAGCGCGAGTCATTATTGCATCTGCGATTTCATTAGCTGCATCTGCCGCAAGTTCTGCCGCGCCTATCGCATCTGTCGCGATAGAATCTGCGGTGATCGCACCAGTCGCGAAGCTAGTTGAAGCAATACCACCCGACGCGATACTACCAACAGCTCCAGTAACAGATCCTACTGTACCTGATAGATTACCTGTAATATTACCAGTTAGACTGAATGTCTGAGTACTAGTAAGTTGTCGAGTAGTAGTACCCCATACTCCTGTACTAATCTCATTGACCGCATCAGCAGCTAGTTCTGCCGCACCGATTGCGTCTGTTGCAATAGCGTCGGCAGTAATGGCTCCTGAAGCGAATGTTGAAGCCGTGATGGTTCCGTCCATCATGTATCCAACTTCTACATCTCCAAGTGGAAGAATAACATAAGTTGCTGATGTAGGCTGTGTGACCCATGCCTCTGTTACTGTTGCTATTTTCGTACTACCAACATATGATCGGATAACTCGTGACTGTCCTATGCCATCTCCAGCCGTAATCTGAATAATAGCGCCATCATAGAAGTTATTAATGGAGGAGGCTGATCCGTCGAGTGTGACTGTACTTGCTCCAGCCCCATTAGTAGCACCCGATCGAATATTCCGACATACAGTATCTGTCGCGAATGTTGCATTATCAATAGCACCATTTGCGATAGCAGTAGCATCAATCGCCCCTGCGGCAAAGCTAGCCGCCGCGATTCCACCAGTTGCTACGCTACCTACTGAACCAGAGAGATTACCTGTAATATTAGCTGTTAGTGCAGTAGTTATACTCGTCGCTGCATTCGTACCAGCGATAAAGACTCCACCTGCCGCACCAGCCGTAACAGATGGTAGATAATCTGTCTTCGTCTTAATTGCTGTAACGACTGCATAGCTATCACCAGTTTGCGCGGAAATATTCTGCACACTAGCTGGCGTGGCTGCATTCAGACTAGTCTTCATCGTAGTAGTAAAGTCGCCAACAGTAGGCGCATTAGTCAAGTTAGTAACTGTCGTAATCGTACCCGCAGTAATGTTAGTCGGAGTCGCGAGTCCTGTTTGAATCTTCGTAACTGCATCAGCCTTAACTGCTGCTGCGGTTAGCCAGTCTGTTGTAGCCGCAGGAAGATTCGTTAAAGTCGTAACAGTCGGAATAACATTATTCGTACCCGCGTATCCTGTTCCGTCGAAGAACAGTTCACAATTATCTGCGGCTGTTGGATCAGTAGAAATCTGAACGACGTTGACTCCGATTTGCGCGGTGGTTGTACTAACTGCCACATCAGCAATTTCTGTCAAGTCTGACTTCACATATGCTGATGCTGCTGTACCATGGAAGTTAATAGGCTGTGTCGTACCGATATTAGCATTAACAGCAGTCACGCTCGAAGCTGCGACTGCATTGATCATCGAAACATTGACTCCAGTATAAGGAGCCTCTGGAACTAGTACGAACTCAAGATGTGTAGGAGTTAATCCTGTTCCGATAATGGAGACTACAGCAGACCACGCGCCCGTCGCGAACACTTCATCTGCAATATCTAATCTATAAAGACCTGGTGCCTTCGTATCATCGACTAAAACGAAACCCCAATCAGTATGAGAACCAGTAAGAGTCTGGGTTGCAGGGGCACCATCACCTAATACTACATCATTATCAGTCTCGACACGAGTATAACAGACATCCAGACCTGCACTATTATATGCTAGAGCAGTCTTCGGCGCACCTGCTGTATCGCGAATGACTACTAATACAGTGTAATCCTGCTGGCCGATCTTGACTTCCTGTTTCATGATCAGTAATCCGTTGGCTGACGAGTATCATTGTATA